GGGAAAAACGGTTGCAACGTTTTGTTCCATTCGCAGGCCCAGTGTTGTCATGGGACTAGTTATGCGGATGGCCCACGGGTGCGCGCAGAGCCTGTGCGCGTTAAAATCGTTGGAGTCACTTCGACACCCCATAGGGGCTCCTTTGGCCGGTTGGTGGCGTTATACACTGGTGATGGGGCTCCGTTTCACGGAGCTGGACCTGTTTCGCCGTTATCAGGTGGTGGTCCCTCGCGTTCCTGCATAGCGAGCCTGCTCAAGCAGTTGGGCAAATCCTCGTGGTTCTCAAGGTCCCGTAAAACAAGGAACCCGTGCGCAGCCCCGACTAGAAACACGTAAACTGTTCTACGGGGGGTGCTACCTACCTAGTGGTTTCATAGAATTTTGTGATGGCTTTCTACTTTGATCCGACATATCATGCTCTTGGCCTGAACGCCGACAGAATGATGCTTGGGGAGGCATTGTTTGTCGTTAAAGTTGCCGGGTGCTTCGCAGCACCCGTCCTCATCAGCGGGGTTGCCACTGTCCTACGTGGCATCTTCGCTGTCCCCCCTCCCGGGTCCTGGTCCCCGCGAGGCTTTCTCACCGACATTGGTCGCCGGTTCGCAACGCCGGAAACCGATAGATCAGGATGCGGGGCAATTGCTCCGTCCTCCGCCGTAGGTATAACGCGGAGGAGGCGCCGGGCGCGTTGGGTACGCGCTCTTCAGGATATGCTCGGAGGTCCTGACGGATGTGTTGGGCGTTTGTTTCGAGGGCGGTGGACACCAGACCTCCCCTCTTCCAAACGCACGGACGTCCAGAATTACCTTCTGGCATCGATTGAGAACGGCGTCAAGATCCTCGGGGGAGGATCTGAAAAAGTTGCACCGGATAGACCGAGCCTCGACGGGCTGTATTTTGTAGTCGAGACAAGTGAGCGCAGTGTTGAGTTGGTGTTCCCTGCGCTCCTCGGTCGTCTTAGGCAGTATGCTCTGTGGCGAGAGCGTGACGATACGCTGTTGGGGGCCCTTCGCACGAGGGCTGTCGACTGGTGTCGGGCGGTTGCTTTGCGACCCCACGTGGCTGATCTTGCGGTCGCTTCGTGTGTGTCTATCGCTTTTGAACCGTCCTTGCACGAGAGGTCAACCCGGCCTCGCGTGGATCGTCATATGCTGCGTTCCCCCGGCCGTTTAAGCATTTACTAGGGGTGCCCTGTCGACTTTGCTGGGATCTGTTGGGGAGATGTGTCGAGTCTCCCCCTCGGGTCGCTATGTTCCCTGGACGTCAGCAAGGTTGATTGGGACTGTTCCCAGTGCTTTAACGGTCGTAGGTCTATGAGGACGGCGTGCCCTACTTCGTTTGTGGGAATGTGGGTTCCCGCAGTGCACGCCGATTGCCCCCACAACCAGGTTGCGTCCCTCTTGAAACGCACCCTGGGACCTGTGCCCGACCCGGTTCACGAGCCCGTTGGACCGACCGTGAAAGCCGTTTTCTCTAGGCTTCGCGCGTTAGCGGCTCGTAGCGGGGTTAGTAGGTGGTCATTACGACGGACGGCCGAGTCTTATAAGGGCGCACTCGGTCGTAGGTACATGGAGGCGGAAAGGTCGTTGAGGGTGGATGGTCCCGTCAACTCGGGGGACACTTACCTGAGACCCTTCCTTAAGGCCGAGAAAGTCAAAGTCATGGACAAGCAGTCCAAGCCTCGGATGATCTTCCCCAGATCCCCGAGGTACAACTTGTCCATCGCGTCTCGGCTGAAGCCATTTGAGCACTGGGTGTGGGGTAGGTTGACTACTCAGGTGGTTCTAGGTACCGGTGTTGGTCGTGTTGTGGCGAAAGGGCTGAACCCGAGGCAGAGGGCGAACCTGATTGTTAGGAAGTTCAGGGCCCTGGATGACTGTGTGTGTGTTGAGGTTGACGGTAAGGCTTTTGAGGCACACGTTGGTGAGGACCAGTTACTGGAAGAACACGGGGTGTATGAAGCTGCTTTTCCTGGCGACTGGGAATTGCAGCGTCTGCTCCGTGTGCAACTTTCTCTTCGTGGGAAGTTGCCATGCGGCGCCGAGTTCACGAGACCGGGAGGTAGGGCAAGTGGGGACTTTAACACTGGCATGGGAAATTCCCTGATCATGTTGGCGGTGGTTGGAGCTGTCATGAAGGAGTTGGCACCGGGAGCCTTCGACCTTCTTGTCGACGGCGACAATGCGTTAGTCTTCATGCCCCGGGGTTTGCTAGGTCTTGTGCGGGCGAACTTTGAGCGTCGTGTGTTGGAGGTGTCTGGTCACGAGATCCAACTCGAAAGTCCTTGTTCCGTCATAGAGGAGATACGTTTCGGCCAGTCGGCCCCTATCAACTTGGGTGGTTCACGTGGGTGGACCATGGTTCGTGACCCGCGAAAGGTCATTTCCCAAGCTCTTTCTAGCCACAGGTGGTTAAGGGAGCCAACTTTCGCGTCCGAGTGGATTAGGGGTGTGGCCGCGTGTGAGCTTTCGCTTTCACGTGGAGTGCCTGTGCTCCAGGCGTGGTCTGCCTCTCTTCAGCGCGTTTATGGTGGTCCGGGAGGTGTGCGGGAGCACCCGCACACAGATTACTTTTATCAGGGCGCCTGGTTCGCCGATGTTTCACAGTCTGTTGAGGTCACTCAGCAGGCGCGCATTTCCTTCTGGGCTGCTTTCGGGGTAGCTCCCGATGAGCAGTTGGCGTTGGAGGGTGGGGCTTTTGAGCCCTCCAGCGAAGATTACGAGAGGGTCGTTCTCGAGTCGTTCCAGTGGAGGGACATGCCGCCTGGTGTCGCCGAGCCCTTGGCAGACTCCTTATAGATGGCTTCGCGTTGTGTACAGCCAGCACCAGATGAGATGGGCAGGGGTGTCCGGGACCGAGGGTCTACCGGGACGGCGAAACGATCAGATCACAAGGTGCTTGCACTGGGCCGTCCTGCCATTGCCTAAGCAGCGGTTTGGCTTAAATGCCTGTAATTCCAGACCCACTCGAGAATCGTGCTTTCGGGCGCTGGTCGGAAGATGGCTGTCGTGGCTTCGGCCGCGCTTCGTGTTGTCACAGGCCTGGTGGGGCCTGCCCCAATTGACCACCGCAGGGGGAGCGTGGCACCTCCCCTCTAGACGTAGCTACCTGCTGGTCGGTGCGCGCAGGCAAGACCAGATCCTTCAGGGGGGGCCGGGGCGGCATAATCTGCAGGCTTTACCGCTTTGCAGTGGGCGTCGTTCCTGGAGGGGTGTTGCTCTGACCTGGGGTCGTATGACCCCGCCC